ACAAAAGTCATAACTGAATAAATCTAACAAAAGCAATTAAGCCACCTACATTGGTGGCTTTTTTGTTATAGTAAACCTATGGCAAGTTTATCAAGCATAAGGTCAGGTCTCTCAACGAGACTTGCAACAATTTCAGGACTAAGTGTTTATGCCTATGTTCCTGATTCAATAGAGCCACCAACTGCCGTAGTTGGAGTTATGAGTTCAGTAGATTATGATTCTACAATGTCTCGTGGCTCAGACTCATACGAAATACCTCTTTATCTTTATGTTTCAAGAGTTGACGCAGAATTATCACAAGATTCTCTTGATGAATTTCTTGCAGGAAGTGGAAGCTCAAGTATAAAACAAGCAATAGAAGGAGACTCAACACTTGGTGGTGTGGTATCTTCTGCTAGAGTTGTTGAAGCAAGCAATTATGGTGTTTATACTATAAACAGTATTGATTACTTAGGCGTAGAATTTAGCGTGGAGATAATAACATAATGTATGAAGTAGTAAATGGCATAACAGTCGGAGATAAATACTTTGCCGAAGGCGAGATTATCGATAATAAAAAAGTGCCACAAAAAAGTATTAAGTGGCTACTTGAACAAGGTTTGCTTATCAAGATAGATAAAGCATATAAAGAAAAAAAGTTAGCAGAAGCTAGTAAAGTAAGAGCAAGAGATGATAAAGGACACTTTATTGCAGACGACCCTTCCACCGAAAAGAACGAAGCGTGGATAGAAAAGGAAGAAGAATAATATGGACAAAGAATTTAAGTCGGTAAATTTTGCTTTAGATACTGAAGCCGAAGGAAAAGTAGAAGCAGTATTCTCAGTATTCAACACAGTCGATTCAGACGGAGATGTTGTTGTACCCAACTCATTAAAATCAGCTTGGGGAGAGAATAAAGAAGTACCAATGGTTTGGTCTCACAAATGGGAGTCGCCTATTGGTAAAGCTACAATTTCACAGGACGAAGAAAAAGCAGTAGCTAAAGGAGAATTTTTTCTAGATACAGAAGCAGGACAAGAAGCATATAAACTTGTCAAAGCTATGGGAGACTTACAACAATGGTCATTCGGATTCCAAGTAGATGACGCAGAAGAAGGTCAGTTTACAAAAGACGGACAATCTACAAACGTCAGGTACATAAAATCTGCAACTGTTTATGAAGTATCTCCAGTTCTTGTTGGTGCGAATCAATTAACTCATACGCTATCAGTCAAAGAACAAAAAGAACAAGATGTAAAAAATGTCGAATCGGGTCTTAGATTCACAGATGAAGCCAAGAGTGTGCTTAACACAATCGACAGTTTCATTAATAGAGCAAAAGAACTTACTTCTTTACGCTTAGAAAAAGGCAAAATGTTATCAAAGTCTGCTCAAGATTCTCTTATGCAGATTCAAGACCGAATCCAAGATGTTTATAACGATATAGACTCAATTCTTGGACTTGGCTCAGAAAAAGAAGAAGCAAAGCAACCTTCTGATGAACTAGACAAACTTTGGTTAACAACTCAAGAAGTCTTGGCACAAAGTCAAGGCATAACTATTGAAGGAGAAAAAGAATGAGTAAATTAACAGAACTCAATCAGGAACTCCACGCATTAAGAGAAAAACAACACGCTAACATTCAAGAAATGAAGGAAGCCTTCGAAGGTGGACAAGAAGTTTCAGTTGAAAAAAAGCAAGCCATTGAAGATGTCAATGTCGAGTTGGAGACTCTTAACGCAAAAGTAAACGAGTTAAACGCTCTTGAAGTTCAAGAAGCAAGACTTGAGGACGCATTAGAAAAAGGCAAAGAAGTTAAATCAATGCCTATCCACAATGACGAGCCAAAAGAAGTAAGAAAATCTCTTGGTGGTCAATTTATGGACTCTAATGCTTACAAAAGTTTTATGGAAAATGGACAAAAGAACATTAACTCCGAACTTAAGTGGAATCCACAAGTAGAAATGAAAACTACTTTAACAGAATCAGGTTACCCACCTGCAGTTACAAGGTCAGACTTAGTAGTACCAACTGCTACACTTGACCCATTACAAATACCTGACCTTATTGATACAATCACAACAGACCAGTATCAATACAAGTATTTGGAAGAAACTACATTCACTAACAACGCAACTGCAAAAGCCGAAGGTACGGCTCTTGGAGAAAACGCTCTTGCTTTTACAGAGAGAACAGAAGAAATCCGTAAAATCGGTGCTTTTATTCCTGTAACAGAAGAATTGTTAGCTGATGTTTCAGCAGTACAAGGTTATCTTGATTCAAGATTACAAACAATGGTAAGACTTGCAGTCTCAGACCAAATGGTCGGTGGCTCAGGTGTTGCACCAAACCTTACAGGTATCGTAAATAAAACTGGAATTAATACTTTCGGATACGGTGCTTATGGTGGAAACCTAAAAAGAATTGGTCAAGTTTATGAAGCAATTACTGAAATTCAGAAAGATAGCTTCTTAACTCCTGACGCAATTATTATGCACCCTTCAGACTGGTATCAACTAGTTACCGAAGTCAATGCAGTTACAACAAGTGGTAGCTTAAACCCTCTATTTGTTGGTGCAGGACAATTCGGTGGTGGCGTTGCACCTACCCTTTGGGGACTGCCTGTTGTATTATCAACAGAAGCAGGTGCAGGTACAGTAATCGTTGGTGTATTCGGTGGTGGACAAGCTATTCATATTGTCGCAAGACAAGGTATGGAAGTTGCTATGTCCGACTCTCACGATGACAATTTCGTAAAAGACATTGTTGTTATGAAGGCAACAGTACGAATGGGAATGCCTATTTATAGAGCTTCAGCATTCTGTACTATCACAGGATTCTAAGAAATTAGATTATGGCTTTGATGTCCCATTCCTCTTACGAGAGTGGGACATCTAGCAAAAAGGAAATTATGAAATTAAAAAAAGATATATGGAGTAACGACAAAGGCGAATGTGCTGAGTCAACTGACGGCTTACCTAAAGGTTGGAATAAAGGAAAACTCATAGGCAAAGCAGGTCAAGATATGCACGAAGCAGATTACAAAGCTCTTAAGTTCGTTACAACAAAAGCAAAAGCACCTAAAGAAAATAAAGCTAAGTAGGTTTTAAGTGGCACAGTATGTGGACAAAACTGATTTAAAAGCATATATTGGTTTGTCAGGTACAGGACAAGATGACAATATCGATACTGCTATTGATTCAGCTTGTAGATTAATTGATAGTATTTGTGGGAGAAAATTCTCGCAAGATAGCACAGTTGTCGATAAAACTTTTACACCTAAAACTAGGTTGTACATAGATACACCTGACATTTCAACAACTACTGGGTTGATAGTTAAGTTAGATACAAATGATGACGGTAGTTTTAACAAGACACTTACTTTAAACACAGATTACGTTGTTGAGCCAACTAATCCTAGAGTCATAAAGATTACAGGTGGCACAACTTACTATGAGCCTTTTAACAAAATTACAATTCTTGATACAAGAAGCTCAGAGAGATTTGACCCAACAATAAAAAACAATATTAAAATTACTGCAAAGTGGGGATATTCGATTGTCCCTGAAGATATAAAGACTGCAACATTAATACAAGCTCTTAGATACTTTAAGAGAAAAGATACTCCCTTCAATACTTACGGAGATGTCAATACAGGCGTTAGTGAACTCTTTTCACGTCTTGACCCTGATGTCCAAACAATACTTAAAGGACACAAAAAAGTCACTCTAAGTGGCACAATTCTATAATTATTTAAAAATAATTTGTTAGTATGTCTTTATGGCAACTAAAAGTGACTTCCAAATAAATGGAATGACTCAGATAAAACGTAAATTACAAAACGCAGGTTTTACTCTTATACCTTTACGTCATCTTATGAATGAACATTCAGAAGCTATTGTTGAAGAAGCAAAAAAAGTTGTGCCTGTTGATACTGGTAAGTTACAGAAATCTATTAAGGCTAAGAATGTTGCTATGCGAGGTAGGTTGCCTACATCAGTCAAAGTAGAAGCAACTGCACCACACTCAGCTTTTGTACACGGTAACTTTAAAAGACTTCCTAATGGTTATAGATTGCCACCAAAGAAGAATAGAAAAAACTGGGGTGGTGCTAACTGGAGAACTAAACCACATTATCCACCTATACAACCAATAGAAGAATGGGCTAGTCGAAAAACAGATGTCAACCCTTATTCTGTGGTAAACTCCATTAACGAGAGAGGAACTCCCTTAGTTCCATTCTTACTTATAGCTGAAAAGAACACAAGAAAAGAGCGTAGGAAAATAACACGCAAAGTTTCAGCAGAGATTTCTTTGGCTTGGAAATTAAAAAAGTAAGGCTAAGATAAGGAGAGATATGTCAAAATATGGAACTGGTGGCAATAAGCCGTCAAGCAGAAGGCGTAACAGAAGAAGGACAGGTAAAAAGTAAATGGCTTTTATACACGGTAAAGATACCAAAGTTTTTATGGACTCAACAGATTTGAGTTCTTATTTAAGTTCTGCTGACCCAAGTAGAACAGTTGATGTTGGAGAGACAACCACTTTTGGTAGCTCTAACAAAACATTCGTTGCAGGAGAAAAGGACGCTTCAGTTTCCTTCTCAGGATTTTTTGACGCTACTGCTGATAATATTATTCAAGGTCTAGTTGGAACTAATGATAAAGTCGCTCTCATTGGTTTTGACGGAGTTGACGCAACAGATGATTGTATGTTCGGCAAAGGTGTAACAACTAACTATGGGATTTCAAGTCCTGTTGGAGATGTTGTTGCAGTTACCTTTGACTTACAAGCAAGTGGTTTCTTTAGTGGTAGCGTTTTAGAAAATGCTACTGTTACTGCAACAGGTAACGGAACTGCTAGAGATAATGCTAGCTCTACTACCAATGGTGGTGGTGCTTTTATAATTGCAACATCAGTATCAGGAACTAGCACTCCTACATTAACTGCTAAGATTACACACTCAGCAGATAACTCGACATACGCAGACCTTGTATCCTTTACTGCTTTAACATCAGCAGGTGCAGAAGTTAAAGAAGTAGCAAGTGGCACAACAGTAAATCGATACTTAAAAGTCGTTTATACTGTTAGTGGAACAAACCCAAGTTTCAATGTTATAGTTGGATTTGGAAGAAATAATTAAAAGGAGAATATATGGCATTTGTACACGGTAAAGATTCAGTTTTCAAACTTGATAACTCAGGTGGGTCATTAACTGACATCTCAGCTTTTGTAAACAATGTTGATTTTCCTGAAACATCAGATGTATCTGAAACTACAACACTAGGTGCAGATAATAAAACATATATCGCAGGTCTAAAAGACGCTACAATCGGATTGTCAGGTCTTTGGGATAGTACTGCTGACGCTATATTTGGTGCAGTTGTTGGTCAATCAGCAACTCTATCTTTTGAATATAGCCCTGAAGGAACAGGTAGTGGCAAAGTAAAATATACTGGAGAAGCAATTTTGACTTCTTATGCCATATCAAGTCCAGTAGGAGATGTCGTAGGATATTCTGCCGATATGCAGGTTTCAGGTGCAATCACAAGAGCAACACATTAATAAGTAAAAAGGAGAGCTAGACGTATGGCTAAAATTTTAAACTTAGATGACATTAAGTCATTACCTGATGTGCCAACCAAGACTATTGATATTCCACAATGGAATGTCTCTATGAAGGTAAAAGGCATATCTAAAAAAATGCAAATCGAATTAGGTCGATTAATCAATGGCGAACAAACAGACGCTTTTGATTATCAAAAAGCACTTCTAATAGCAAGTGTGGTTGAGCCTAAGTTAACCGAAGAATCAATAGATGAACTGTATGAAAAAGACGCAACAGTTATTGATTTAATATTTGCAGAACTTAATACACTTAACGGTGTAGGAAGCGAGATTGAGTCGGCACTAGCCGAAGATTTCAAAAGCTAACCCTGACTTAGTATTCCAATTCAGATTAGCTCGTGACTTAAGAATGACAGTTGGCGAACTGCGAACTAAAATGTCATCATTAGAGTATTCTCAGTGGGCTACATACTACTATGTAGAACAACAAGAGAGGAACAAACAACGAGCTATGGCAGAAGCAGAAGCTAAGAAAAGGAAACAAAGATAATGGGTAGTTCAAATATCCTAATAAAACTTGTCCTAGAAGGATTTACTAAAGCTAAAGCCCAAATGAATAATTTGGGTAAGTCAACTGATGACTCATCAGGGAAATTAAATAAGTTTGGTACAGTAGCTAAAGTTGGTGCTATTGCCGTTGGTACAGTCCTTGTTAAAGCCTTAGCAAGTGCAACAAGAGAGTTCATAGAGTTCGAGGATAAACTCAACCAATCTCTTGCCATAATGAAAACAACAGAAGAACAACAGATTGCTATGGGCAGGTCTGCTAGACAAGTTGCAATCGAAACAAGAATTAGTGCTGATGAATCAGCAGAAGCATTCTTTTTCTTAGCGTCAGCAGGTTTAGACGCAGAACAATCTATACAAGCATTACCACAAGTTTCTAAATTTGCTCAAGCAGGTATGTTTGATATGGCTCTTGCTACTGACTTAGCAACTGACTCGCAGTCTGCATTAGGTCTGACAGTTAAAGACGCAGAACAAAACCTTACAAACTTAACTAGAGTCACAGACGTACTTGTAAAAGCTAACACCTTAGCAAACGCTTCTGTACAACAGTTCTCAGAAGCTCTTACAAACAAAGCAGGTGCTTCTCTAAAGGTTGCTAACAAATCTATCGAAGAAGGTGTAGCAGTCTTATCAGCTTTTGCAGATAGAGGTGTTAAAGGTGCAGAAGCAGGCGAGAAGTTAAATCAGTTACTTAGAGATATACCTAGAGCTACTGCCAAGAACAAAGAGGAGTTTGCAAAACTTAACCTA